GTAGTACCTTATCCCCTGCTCTGAGCCATAGTTTAAGGTTGGATGCTGAGTATTTTGTTAGGTCTACTACCTTAGAGCCAATCTTTGCGACATCTGAGGCACTTAAAGCAGTATCCCAAATGCCTACTTCATCAATGAGTCCGTCCCATTCTTGATTATAATACTGACCTACTAAGGTGTTATTTCCTGTAAAATCAATGCTTGAGGGTTCAGTACCAGTATCATAGTCTAATGATTGGTCTACACCATTAAGATAAATTTTTAATTGAGAAGTACCATTATAAACACATACAAAATGTTGAAAAGAATTAGTAATAGTGTTATTAATACCTGCAACAGCAATGGGAGAAGAATCATTTGTATCTACACTAAAATAATATCTATTACTTGAATACGATAATGTAAAATTACCATTAGTGTTACCTGTTCCACCTATTTTAAAAACACCTGCATCTTGACCTGAATTATCATTTTTTACCCAAACAGATAGAGTGAGTGCAGTAGTAGTTCCTAATGAATTACCAAGTGAAGTTCCTGTGTCTAAATAATCATTAGAACCATCGAATGAGAATGAATACTTGTTGGGAAAGCCGAGGACTTTACCCTTACTTAATAAGTTACCTAGTCCTAACATTTAACCAACGTAGGCTATGACTTTACCAGATGCTAGTGTAAACCCTGTATATCTGCCATATAGTATTGATCCCGCAGGAAATGTAACTGAATCTATAGCCGCACCTGCGTTAGAATCGATTAAAGTGCCTGTGCCTGTATCATCTAGATATAGTTGTTCGGTTTCTGCTATAAGTCCACCAGAGCCAGAATCAAACACACTATCTTCTATAAATTGTATTGCTACAAATACACCAGAACCTGCTCCACAAGTACACGCTGTTGTGCCTGTTACTAAAATAGAACCTGCTTGTCCTAGTGATAAATTGTTGGCCTCATTGACCGCATATTGTCTTAAACTCATCTTGTTGTTCTCCTATTCGTATGCCTTGCCGAGCCAGATAGTCTCATGGGCATATCGGTTAATTATTTTTTCTTTTTAGCTTTAGGTTTCTTTTTGATTTCGTTACCATCCTTATCACATTCCTTAAATCTGTCTTTTAAAGACTTTTCATCGTGGTTGTTTGGATTGTATTTAATAATGATTCCATTTGGCTTTTTATAATATGACATAATTTTTTCCTTTAGTTAATGCAGGGGGCAAAACATCGCCCCCTAACATTATGACAATGATTAAGAAACGTCTGAGAGTATATAAACTCCGAAAGCATCCTTAATTTCTACCTCACCCCAGAAACCTGTGGCAACGTATTCAGTTGTTCTGAAAGATGCGTTTCTTTCAGTTTCAATGCGAAATAGACCTTCTGGACCTACTGCAAGACCGATTGCTCCCTTAGAGAAAGCAAATCCTGCGGCATCACCACCAGAACCTATATCTTCACCAATCTGATCTGACCAATACACATTAAAACCTGCGATTGATCCTATCATGCCAACATTCATAGCCTCTTCACCTTTACTACCCATAAGACTCATTGGCTTAGCGTTTGAACCTGTGACTGCATCATCGTGCAATAAGCTAATGATTCCCTTTGGTCCCCACACCTGTTTAGGTGATAAGACTAAGTTGTATGGAAATGGGGCACCTGCCGCTCTTAACTGTCTCATAGCACCAAACACATGAGATAATGCTAACGCATTACCTGCACCACATTCAGTCTGTGAAAAAGCAACTCCTAAAGCAGTTAAATCAGCATCTAGTTTTGCAGAAACTGCATTACCCATGATGTCACCGATATTACCTGTTAAATCCTCACTATTACCCATTCTTGCAAGGTCTGATACATCTGCTCTGATAACGTGTTCAGAAACAGTTGCACTTCTTGCGGCTGTTGTAATTGAGGTTACTGTACCCTGGTCCACACCATCGGCTGTAGCCGCCGCCGCACTTGATGCGACTCTGCTGTAGTCTGGGAATTGTACTGTGATAGCACCCTTAACTGCTTGTTGGGCAGTTACTAAAGGGAACATTACGTTTGAGTGATTAAAGGCTAGTGTAGCATCACCAATGGTTTTACCTAAACCACCTGCGGCTACGCCTGTATCTGTTTCAGCCATTATTTGGCCTCCTGTTTATTTTGCCAAGCCTTTTTAAGCGTACCTTCGCCCCATCCACCAAAGTATTTTTTAGTAGTATGGGGTTTACCTTTACCAAGATTGGTTGCTCTTTCCTCGTAAATATCAATCATATCCTCATAACTAACTGAACTACCTTTGTAGGTACATTCAGCATCTGTTCCACCATCAACAACTTCTGTAGTGATGTCATTGTTAGGATCAAGATATTTTTTTAATCTATCAGTCATTTTTATATGCTATTTTGATATTTCCAGAGGTCTGTGGATTGTTGGCCTTCTGATAACCTTTCGGATCAGTAGTTGCCCATTCTTCCATAGAACTATAACCCATCTTTGTATTAGGAATAGAATTGTCTACCTGTTTAGGCTTGGGGTTAGTTATTACTTTATCTACATGGACCTCTAACTTATCTAGAGTCAATCCATTGTATATCTCACGATCATCTTCTGGCAACTTAGATAATAACGAATCTCTCCGATTTACTTGGTAATCATCCCAAGCTATTGCCTTTTTTTGTAAACCCTCAAGTTTCTGGTTCATATCAGACATAATCTTATCGTATTCGCCCTTTTCTTCCATTTGCTTGAGTTTAGTAGCCTCAGAATCTGCTTTATTTTGTTTATTAATAGAGTCTAGCTGTGACTTAAGTTCATTTTTCTCGGCAACTGTTTCCTTAAATCGTGCATAAGGTACTGAGTCAACGATCTGCTTTTCTTCACTAGCAGGAGTGGCGTTCTGTTTTTCGTCTTGAACTTCGACTGTTTCGTTTTCCATTTTAACCTCTTGATTGAGTTAGTTAAATTATTTACCTATACTAAATGTGATAGGTTTTTTAGTAGCAATTTTTATATTCTTAGCAAATTGCTTATCAATTCTTTTTATAGTGTCTGCTGTGATTGCTCTGGTAATTCTTTTATTAAAGATGTACCAATCAGCACCCTTTTTAAAGCCAATTCTTTGTAATTCTTGTACTCTTCTAGCATATGTACCAAGCAATCCAATGGTTACGCTGTTCTTAGATGTGTTTTGTCTTTCTAAAGCAAGTAACATTTTCCCTGTAAGTGTAAGGTCTACAAAACCCACTTCTGTACTAGATTGATTTTGTGCCGCTTGTCTTGAACTTTTAGCTATAGCATAAGACTTAGAGTATTTGCCTGTTAATGCTCGTTTCTCTCTGATTTGCTCCCTTACTACAGTACAGGCATTATCTCCAATAGACTCCCATGTTTTTAAAGGTATATCTACTATTTTATCTGGGTTTAGTGGTTTAATTTTCATCTAACTGTCTATTTGCCTGTTTACCTTTAAATTGTGACTTCTTTGTAAATGGTTCTGCCTCATGTCTACAACCAAAGTGAGTACCTTTATTAAACGATCCTGGTGATTGACTATCAAATTGTGCTATGGTCATAGGTCCTAATGCTATTAGTTTTAAACACTCATCACTTGTTCTGTCATCAATAGGACCTTCCCAAATATATAGTTTACTCTCTGGTGAGTTGTTAGCCATCTCTCTAGTAACATTTCTAGAAAAGTTTCTAAGTGAATCATCTACCAATGCCTCTGCTTGTGATGGTGTAAGTCCAAATGAACTAACAATGTCCTCAAATTCACTAATAGGTAAGTCACCTATAACTGATTCAATCATCAGTTTTTTCATTATATCTATCTTATCTTTAATCTTGTTTTGATACACGATAAGGTCTGTTCTTATTAAGGACTCTATAACTGTTTCAGATATATCAGCAAATGACTGCATATTCTTTAACTCTAAAGCGTACTGAGTCATTAAAAGTTCTAGCTGTCCATTCATTTGTTTACCAACAGCTTGATTAAGATCAAGGTCTAGCAACTCTTTAACAATAACATCATTAGGTACGTTAGCCTTATTAGCTTTGTTGTATATCTTGATTACAGAATCCTGCAACTTTTGTATAGCTATGTTGAATTGTTCGCCTGTGTACATTAAGATTGTAATATGCTAAGTAGAGGTGACTCTGGTTGCTCTTCTTCTTGAAGTTCACCCATCTTTTTCTCTAGTTCTTCTTCTAAAATATCTGGATTAAAATATCTAATTAATTCTTTGCGACTAATGAGGTTGTTATCCATCATAAACTGTAATCTGTCCTTTTCTTCTGACCATGTAGTTGGAAACCCTGCCTCTTCAAAATCAACTGCATAAGACTCAGATAACCCCTTGCCTTCATGCACTTGTAATAT